ATTGGCTATCAGGTAACCGTTAAAAATAATGGTTCAATTGGTATCTTTGAGCGATTCTAAGGGGGCAACCATGAAAACATTATCAAAATATAAAGTGCAAAAGATTGGCGAAATCAATCATGGCATCGACGGGCGCGATGAATATTTACTTGTAAAGGGCATTGAAGATGAAATCGATGAAAATGAACTGTACGAAACGTATCTGAGCATTTTTTACCGAGAGTCAGATTATCCCGGGGCTTACTTTTGCAATCAAATAACAGTGCAAAAGATGCCATTCGGAAACGAAGCAATTATTGTCATTCATCATAGCTATGACGTTTAAGGGGAAACCATGCAAACCATAATTGAACTATTAGCTGGCGTACTAGGTTTCCTTATCCTTTGGGCATTTCTTTACGTTTTATTATCCTTTTGAGGGGATTAGACAATGTATTCAATAATCGTTTGGCATAACAATGCTATTGAAGGAACGCATCAACATATATTGTTATCCGCAAAAACAAAAGAAAAAGCATTGCGCGATTTTGGCAAATACCTGCAAAGACCAGAACAATGCAGGTCATTTACTAGTAAAAACCTTGTTCAATTGCATCATGTTGAAAAAGGTTTAATTTGCAATATTCCAGCATTATCGTAAATAAGCCGTTTTAAGCCGTTTTCGTGTTTAGGGTTGTCAGGGTATAGGCAACCCTTTTTCATGGCCTTGTAGGGCCGTTAAATCAATTCTTAGGGGATATTATGGTCAAGCATACACCTGCGCCGTGGTGGTTTGCGGAAGATATTGACGATACATACACAATTGGACAAGGGGATGTTTATTTTTGCACTGTTCACGAAAACCAATTAAAGCCTTACACAAAATTAGGTGTTTTCGATAATGGTGATAAAAAAGCTAATGCACGTTTAATTGCTTGTTCGCCTGAATTGCTTGAAGCATTAGAAAACCTTGTCAGGGGCGTACCGGACACGTGGCCCGCAGCAATTGAAGCAAAAAAGATTATTTCAAAAGCAAAAGGGGAGGACAAATAATGGTCAAGCTTAAAGATTCACTTATCACTGCGGAGGAAATAGCAGAGCGTTTTTACTCTAAAGACAACCCTTTGCCGGAAGCAATTGAAGCATTGCTGGAAGGCTCGTTTGCTTTCCGGTATCTGGCGAACCAAGCAACAGGGGAAGATGATAAGAGTTATTTCTTAGACAAGTCAGATCATTTGATGCGCGTTGCTGTTGGCCTACAAATGGAACTTGATGTTATAGCCGATTAGAGCCGTTTTCCTGCTGGATGGTATCCTACCCTACGGGATACCTGATTATCGCCCCTACGCGCCCGTACACGCGTTGTAGGGGCTATTCTTTCGGAGGTTGTATGTCCAGACCTAAACTACGCGCTGTCACTCCGCTGGCAGACCCGGCCTCGCAGCCGCAGACGAGACCCAAAAGGGTTGAGCAAGATAAGCCCACATCTATCCTTGACCAGCGATTCAAGTACACCAGCTCTGCTGCCACTGACCTGAAAGCTAAGTTCAAAGCGATGGGGTTTAAACCCACAAAACCTAAACGAGTAAAGTAGCTGCCTAAAAAATAGGCAGCGACATTACTATAATTATGTATATGTAAGAAATAGAATAATAGTCGATAGTACTTACGAAGTAAGGACTAAGGCATAACGTAATGTAGTAGTACTAATGTAGAACCGTACTATATTCTATATAACCAAGAATCATGCCAGCAAAGTTATCCACAGCTTTTTATCAAAGTTATCCACAGACAATTTGATAACTATTTACTTTTAGAAAGTCATAGTTATTATTCATTGGCAATAGTTTTATGTTGCTTTACATTACGTACATGCACCAAGACGCATGAGGATTGGCGGGTTGAACTCCCGAGTGATGCGGTGACCGAATCCGCACAATCTGGCAAAGCAGTCCTCAGTCGTGTTGGTGTACGCCAGCAATCACGTAAGGTAAAAACTTTTACCTTATCCATTAGACCCTTATCGGGAGATGAGAATGACCTACATAAAAGATATAAAAGTCTGTATAGACTGTTTCCACTTCAGCAAGCCAGATAAGTGTACCCATCCTGTAAGTTCCCATATCAATCCCGTCAATGGTGATCGCAAGTATTTCTACGCGATAACTATGCGCTCGTCAGATATGTGCGGAACAGAAGCCAAGCTGTTCGAATTATCTGAAGTCAAGCAAGCAGAGAACGACATACGCCGCAGAGAATTCGAGGAGGCTTGCCGTGACGCACCATTCTAATATTCCCATTAAAGACACAGAAGAACTCCAGATCATTATCGACGAGCTATGTGCCGTGTTAGAAGCCCGTTGTGGCGACAACATGGCAGCATGGGGTGCTACCGCGATGGTGCTGTTAAAGATCATTGTGGACATTTCTGGTGCAGATATAAACGAGATTGCAGACAAACTTAAAGACGATGGCGGGAGGTTTCTACAATGACAAGCACTAACACTTCAGACTTTGATCCAGCAGTACGCAATGCCGCGTGGTGGTCAGGGGATAGCCGCATGGCAGTCAACGGTAAAGCAGCGCAAGCAATCCTGATAAAGCAGGGCAGGATGGAGCCGCCTGATCTATCTGATATTGAAGAAGTCCAGATGGGCAAGGTAATGGAACCTACCATTGCCCGGCTATTCCAAGACAAGCACAGGATTGAACTCAAAGACTTGGATTGGATAGGCCAGCACAGTAAGGAAACGTGGCTGAAAGCTCACGGGGATTACATATCTGCTGATGGCAAGACACTGGTGGAGTGCAAGAACTATAACGCAGCCAGCCTGAAGAACTTTGATGAAGATGGGAACGTCATACCGCCAGCAGACTTCGTACAGTTACTACATGAAGCAGCGTGTTTCAACGTAGATAACATCTATCTTGCTGTTCTGTTTGGTGGTCAGAAGTTTCGAACATATCACTTCACCATTGCGCCTGAACAAAAAGACGAGCTTGTGCAGACGATGGCTAAGTATTGGGGCATGGTGCAGTCAGGTGTTGCGCCAGAACCAGACAGTATTGAGGCTGCAAAGATCGTTTACCCGGTTGCTGATATTGACGCAGTTGTGGCTACACAGGCAGCAGAGAAAGCCGTAGCTGTACTGAAAGAGTACAAGGCTAGGATTAAGCACCTAGAAACAGAAGCAGAGAAGGTAGAGCTAGAGCTACGCAAGTATATGGGAACTGCGCCAGCATTGTTGACGGTGGATGGTCACACTCTGATAAGCTGGAAGAACGATAAACCGGGGTCTAAGTTCGATGCCAAGCTATTCCAAAAAGCCATGCCGGATGTTTACCAGAAGTTTGTGGTCGAAACGACGGGTGTTAGACGCTTCCTACTTAAATGAGAGTGATAACGATATGTTACTTAATCAATCCGCAAGGCATGTATTTGAAGCACTTAAATCTATGATTGAAAAGTATGAGGAAGCAGAAGACAAGGAAGAATTCTGCAACCCTGATGCGCCTTTGCTGATTAACGTCAACGGGAAAAGAAACTATGTTCTAAGCGTTGGTGGTGATCCAGATGAAGAAGGCGTTGTTATCGAAGCAAAACCAGAATCCCAATGGAGATGAGATATGAGCAACTTAATACCTATGCAAGACATAGAAGTCATGGCGAGAGCCGTAGTTAAGTCAAACCTATTCAATGTCAAAACCGCAGATGAAGCGATTGCGCTGATGTTGATAGCTCAAGCTGAAGGCCAGCATCCTGCTATTGCTGCGCGTGACTACCACATCATTCAGGGCAGACCAACCCTGAAAGCTGACGCGATGATGGCAAGGTTCCAGCAAGCCGGGGGAAAAGTAGAGTGGAAGGAATATACCGATGATCGAGTTACTGGCGTTTTTAGTCATCCCGCTGGTGGGTCTTTGTCTGTCACTTGGACTATCGAGATGGGAAAGAATATCGGGTTGGTTAAACCGGGTTCTGGATGGCAAAAATATCCTAGAGCTATGCTCAGAGCGCGTTGCATCTCAGAAGGTATCCGATCCGTTTATCCCGGCTGCGTATCAGGCGTTTACACGCCAGAGGAAGTTGAGGATTTTGAGCCGAAAGCAGTACCAGCGCAAGAAATCGATATGGGTGCAGCAGAGGTGGTTGAGGATTTAAAGAAACATAAGGAACAAGGTGAGCATTTTTTGCACTTCTTCGTTCCGGGTCAGGAGGAAGCATACGCCTCGGTGGAGGATTTAGAAAATTGGGAGATATGCTTCCATGACATGGTTCACAAGATCAAAGCCAGCCAGAAGCTTGCAGACGCAACCAAGCGAGACAAGCTGAAAGCATTGAAGGATGTAAACAAGGAAGTCATCGACATGATGGATAACGTCACAAAAATGAGGATTGTGGCGGCAGCTAATTCACTGGAGGAAGTATGAAGGGAACTCATGAACAAGAGCCGGGGAAAGGCGTTCTTTACACGAACGACAAGAAACAGCCGGGTTCAAAAGCACCAGATATGAAAGGTGGATTTACTGCTGACCGGGATATTGCAAAGGGCGAGTGGGTCAAGCTGGCTGGCTGGACTAAGCAGACGCGGGTAGGTAGCCTGATTAGCTTGGCGCAGGACAATTGGGTTCCTGACCCTAATTATAAGAAGCCTACTCCCGGCAGCACGGTTCGAGAGTACACGCCTAAAGACGACGAAATACCTTTTTGATAAGGGGATTTAAATGAATGAGTTTCAGGAAAAGTATCCACCAGTATTTAAAGAAGGCGCAATAGCCAGCGGCAGTTTGAACGCTGCTCAACAGAAATTAGACCAAGACTCTTGGGTGCATCGGTCTGACGGGATGCGTTGCCGGACTTGCATCTGGTTTGTCAGGAAGTATGCGTCAGACCCGAAGCCGGTCGACAGGAGAGAGGTTGGTCGATGCCGTCGCCATGCTCCAACAATGGGTGGTTATCCGGTGGTGTACCAGACTGATTGGTGCGGCGATCATCGTGTTGATGAAAACAAGGTCTGATGGCTGCTAGTCGCTCACCCACACAACGAAGCCTTGAGTATCTTAGGGAACAAGGCTACCACTGCGAGATAGTGGAGAAGTGGAACTCTTTTACCAAGCAAAGGAAAGACTTGTGGGGGTGGTGCGACATTCTGGCTATACGTAAGGATGAAGTTCTGGCAGTACAGGTTACGGCATCTGCTGTTGCTGAACGTATAAAGAAGATTCAGGAATCAGATACGGTAGCAAAGGTTAGAGAAGCCGGTATTCGTATTGAAGTGCATGGGTGGCGCAAGAATGTAAAAGGCCGCTACGTGATTAGAGTGGAGGATATATCGTGAATGCAGCTAATTTTGAAAAGTCAGACAGACTTCAGAAAGTCGCAAAACTTTTGGGGCGGGGAGGGGAATACACAACCTTAGACATTATTCAGAAAGCCGGGGTATGTGCAGTCAACAGTATTGTCAGTGAGTTACGCCAGCATGGATACAACATTCTGTGCCAGCGTCGTGCAAATAAATGGTTTTATAGGATGGTTAAATGACTAAATTATTCGTGGCCTCGCCTATGTATGGTGGGCAATGTTATGGTTTCTACACACAATCTCTGCTACAGCTTACAAATATATGCAGAGAGAAGAACATGGAAAACCTTATGTCTTTCCTGTTCAACGAAAGCCTGATTACTCGCGGCAGGAATGCGCTGGTACAGGGCTTTATGAAGACAGATTGCACTCACCTGATGTTTGTGGATGCTGACATACGATTCAATCCAAACGACGTTCTGACCATGCTGGAGGCCGACAAGGAAATTATCTGCGGCATTTATCCTAAAAAGGAAATCAACTGGAATCAGGTACACAAGGCTGCGCTGGAAGGCGTACCGCCAGAAAAGCTGAAATTTTATACGGGGGCATTCGTAGTTAATTTGAAGAACTACGCTGGCGAGGCAACCGTACCAGTGAACGAGCCTATCGAAATC